AACACCAGCAAGATCCGTTGGAGCAGCTAGTTCAAATTCAACAACTTCTCTAGTTTCTGTTGATTTACGGTCCACTACATATATTTCTTGAGGAAACTCCGCATTAGGATCAGCAGTTGCATTTGTTCCATCAGCAAAATTAGCAGCATCAATAAATTTAGCTAATGTTCTTATTCTTGTAACTGTAGCTCCTGTTAAATCATTACCAGTTGTTGTTTGATTAACTGATAAAAGTATTGCTGAAATTAATCCTGTGGCATTGCTGATAGTTATTTTTGGTCTTGGCAACTGCCCTTTTTGAAAAGCAAAACCTGTTGCCTGTATAGGAAATCTAAGATAAGCATTACCATCCCAAACGATCTGTCCGTTAGCATTTAAGCTACTTCCAGCATGAAATCTATAAACTGTATTTGCTCCATGTAATGCAGTAGATAATTGAAGCGTAAACAATTCAATGATTGCTGACGGATTTATGTCTTGTAGACTGCTAAATACTGATGCGTTTACTGACATTATGATGCTGGTTCAAATACTTCTCTAAAAGTGGCTTGAATAGTAGCTCTATTGTTATATGGTATTGATTTACTCCAGTTTTCGCAAACAAATTCAGAAGATGAACTTTCTCCAGGTGGGGTAAAAGTAAAGCTATCACTATCATTTGCTCTAGCATCTAAGAAGGTTTCTATTGTATCTGCATCTGTTTCTGAAACATCAAAAGTAAAGTTAAATATTTTAGGATTTTGATGTTGTGCTAATCCAAATAAAAGTCTATGTTCATAACCATCAGCAAAACGAATTGTTCTAGTATTTGGTGCGGATCTTTTTTGCTGCCCGTAAGTAGGCTTTATTGAAGGAAATGTAGCCATTATGCAAGTAATCCTCCTGGTCTTTTTTGCTGTATTAATTCAGATTGTACTGCAACTGATATAAGACGACCAAGTTCTCTGCTTTCTTGTTCATCACCTTCAACAGAAGAACCAGAAGCATCTACATTCACGATTACAGTTGTTGAGCCTCCCCCGATACCAGCTAAATCATGGTTCGGAATAATATTTCCTGATTGATTCGGAACAAATAGTTCTGGTCCACGTTCTCCTACCATGTATGGATTTCTCCTTCCTACAGGACCACCGTTTGCTGCATACATAACAGTGCCTTGTATATCATTCATAGGTGTGGTGCTGAAATTAAACATATTGCCGAACAGACCCAAAATACTTCTCTGCAGTTGAGTAGCTGCTATTTGTGCAGCAGTATCTATGAAGAAATCAGCTATTCTGTTGAGCATATTTCTGAACGCATCTTGCACAGTCATTGTTCCTCTTACTACTCCTTTAAATGATTCAGCAAACGAATCTCCCATCACTTTTGACAGCTTGACTGACTGTTCTGTTATATCGTTAAGTTCTTTCATCTTCTTATTTAATTCATTCATACGACTTATTGCTGGATCAGCAGCGTTTAATCTGTTTAGTGTTATCTGTTCTTCTAAATCTTTCTGTAACCTTAGATTGGTTAAAGTCTGCTCTGCTCTTTCTAGTTCCGCTTTACTTCCTTTCTCTCTTATAGCTTCTACTTCAGCTATCTGTTTTTCTATTGCAAAGTCTAATTTATTTAATTTATTTCGTTGTTCTAAAACTATTAATTCTTCTTCAGAACCTTCAAACCTTGCTTTTTCTATTTCTAACTGTGCTCTAAGATCTACCTCGTTTTCTTTAAGTATTCTCCTCTGTAACTCAGCTAATTTAACAGTTGCATCGAAATTCTTTACCTGATCTTTTAGTACTCCTAAATCTAACTTTCCTGCTGATATTTCTCCACCTAATCTTCTAAATTCAGCTTGTACTGTTGCTAATTCTCCGCTTGCTGTAAGTTCTCTTTGCTTTTCTTTAGTGTCAAACCTTGCTCTCAGTTCATTCCTCTTTTTTAGATTTTCCTGTAAAGAAGTTTCTAAATTGGTTATTTTCGCTATGGCATTTTCACGTTCCCTTATAGTCCTATCTATAGTGTCTGCTAAACTTTCACCTTCTGCTGCTGTACCTCCTCCACCTAGTACAAAGTTAAGCATTTTCATAAATCCAGTTAACGGACCTGATGCTAATATTGCAAGTTCTGTTCCTAACCTAGTTGTTACTTTTGCAAATTCTTTAAATGCTTTGTTCATTTCCTCAAGACTATTTGCACCACCAGCACCAAACTGCATACCAAATCTGGCTCTTGCAAACTGTCCTGCCGATGCTGTAAGCCCTGCTGACTGTAATATTGAAACAGAAGTAGTTATATTTCTATCAAACTTAGACAAAGATTCAGTTAGCTTATCAAGGTTGTTTGCTGGATCGGCCAACGCACCACCTAATTCATTTATACCGTTAACTACGTTAGTTATAGTTTGAACGATAGCTGTACCAACAATACCTCCTGCAAATCCACCCATCTGTCCGCCTACAGCAGCACCTATTCCACCACCTAACGCACCACCTATAGCGGTTACTGGTCCTTGACCGAATAGCAAAGGAAAACCACCACTTATTAATGCACTTTGGAAGATAGCACCACCTCTACCTCCTCCTCCAGTTGTAGGAGCATTAGCAGCATTTCTGGCTCTTAATTGTTTTCTATTTATTCTTTCCTGTTCTCGTAATATTGCCAATTTATTATTTTCTTTTTTGATTCCGTTTGTAAGTTCCCTGTTTAACCTTCTTACTAATCCAAATTCCCTTTTTCTTTGTGCGTCTGTAAGTTTGCCTAATTTAGTTCTTAATTTTGAAATATCTACTCCCTTCAACTCCAGCATATTTAAGTCATGTGCAATTTTCAAACGGGTTGTCTGTTGTATAAATCTAGTATCAACATTCATAGCAACCTGACCAGCACCCTTTGTAGCCTGATGAGGACCCATTAAAGCAGGGTGTGAAACCCTAAACGCTGATTTACTGGCTTGTTTATTTAGAGAAACTACCTTTTGCAGTCCTTTTATTTCATCGGCAACTAACTTGTTTGAAGCTCTTGCGGTTTCTAATCTTCCTTTAGCTGTGTGTCTGGCTGCATTGGATAACTGTAATTTTTCCTTATCTACATTTAAACCCTCTTTCTCTAACTTCCTTAACTGTTCGCCTAACCTTCTGGTTATTTTCATTGTGGCAAACTTTCTATCGTCTAAAGCAAGTTGCTGCTTTTTGAGCATTACTGCTTTAGATTCAATTCTTAATGGAGTATTGAGCTTTCTTCTAAGAACATTTACACGTTTTTCCAGCTTTCCAAGCTGATCTATCGCTGGTTTAGTATTTAGCTTTATATTTACACTGTAATTCGAGGCAGCCACTTACTAAAAATTACTAGATAACACAAGTTTAGCGTATCTTACGATTCTGAGCTTGTCTTTTTGCTTTTTCGTGTGCCTTTTCTTCTCTTTCTGACTGTATTCTAAAGTATGCGTTCCAAGCAAACAGTTCTTGGGTGGATATTTTTTGTCGGAGTTCTTTATGGGTATAACCTAGTTTTTCAGCAATAAAAAACTGAAGAAACATAAAGTTGTCTTTTTCTAGTCTAGCTTTTTACCGCATCAGGGCTTTCCTCCTCGCCCATGCTTTGCATCTTAGTCATTAGATCTAATAAAACAGAAAGAGGTATTTCTCTTCTTAAAACTGGTATGTCTCCTGCTGTAAAGAGTTTTGCACCTGACTCGTCTTCTGCTTTTGTAATGATAACCTGTAAAGCAAAATCAAGATTACCTTCTTCTTGACCCTTGTTCATAGCTGATAGTGTATTGTTTATTGTGTCTCTGTCAGCTATTGTAAGAGGCGACCAGAATACTTTTAATATCAGTTCATCTCCCTTAAAAATAGAGTAACTACTACGTTCTTCGATACTAAAGGCTTGCTTTAGTTTGTCGATTGCTCT